CTCCATATTATAATGGCCTAGATAATACTGGCGGAGGTGGTAAAGGTCAGGGACCTGCAACTACTGCTCCTGATGACTACGGTTTAGGTGGCTCAGGTGTGGTGTTAGTTACAGAAGCTGACGTTCTACAAAACACTTCAGGTGTGTGGACTCTTGCAGATGTTTACGAAAATGTAAAAAATGGAACTTGGTCTAGTAGTTAATTGATTTAGATCAATTGCTATTTTCTCTAAATAGATTAATATCTTTTCCATACTCTTTATGAATTTAAGATATTGTTATTGGTACTTTAAAAAAGAAATACCATTAGATTTTTGTAATAAAATTATAAAACATGGGAAAAGTAGAAACACTGTACAAGCTCGAACCGGAGATTTTACGAAGAAAGAAAGTCTATCTGAGAAAGAAACATCAGCTTTAAAAAAGACTAGAGATTCACAGGTGAGTTTTTTTAGTGATCAATGGATATATGATGCACTCTTACCTTTAATTAGCAAAGCTAACATAAGTGCTGACTGGAACTTTGAGATTGATTGGACAGAACCTATTCAATTTACTGAATATGGTTTGAATCAACATTATGATTGGCATTGTGATTCTTGGGATCGACCATACGATGAACCTAAAAATTCTTCTAAACATAATAAGATAAGAAAAATATCCGCGGTTCTTTCTTTAAATGATTCAAGCCAATATGAAGGAGGGGAATTAGAATTTTCTTTTCATCATCAACATCCCGACTTACCACAAAAAAGAGTAGTGTGTCAGGAAATTAAAGAACCAGGTTCACTTATTGTTTTTCCTAGTCATATATGGCATCACGTAAAACCAATTGTTAAAGGAGAAAGGTATAGTTTAGTGTTGTGGTGTTGTGGAAAGTCTTTTAAATAAAATGGAAGAGGAAAATTTTATAGGAATTTTTAAGAATGCTTTTACTAAAAAGTTTTGCGAAAGATATATTAATATATTTGAAACATATAAAAAATCTGGTTTAACATTTAGAAGAAATAGACCAGAAATAAATGATGAGAGTATTAGTATTCCTGGATCTCTGTTAGATGATTTAGATTCAATCAACCTCCTCCACTACTCTAAAGAATTTAATGAAATATTTTTTCCATTGTATGATCAATATGCTGCTAAATTTTCTATATTAAACAGAGTATCTAAACACGCTATATATGAATTTAAATTACAAAAGACCTGTCTGGGGGAAGGTTATCATGTATGGCACACGGAACATGAAACAAAGATTACACGAGATAGAATTTTAGCATTTACAGTATACTTGAATACAATTGAAGAGGGAGGAGAGACAGAATTTTTATATCTTAAAAAAAGAGTGAAACCAGTTCAAGGAACATGTTTAATATGGCCCAGTGGGTTTACTCATACTCATAGAGGTAATTCACCTATATCAAAAGATAAATATATTATTACAGGATGGTTGGAGTATGGAGTATAAACTAGAATCTTTTTATATTGTTAAACAGTTTGATCAGCATAGCTTTTTAAAAGATAGATTATTAAAAGAAATAAACCATACTGAAAATAAATCATTAAAAAATAAAGATGATTATTATACCGATAGTATTAATAGATTAGATTGGCATGATAATTGTAATTTTGAAAGAGAGTGGGTTAAAGTTATTTATAAAGATTTAAATAATTTTTTTAATAAAGTATTTAAAATACTTGGTTATGATGATTGTCTTATAAAAAATATATGGTTTCAACAATATAAAGAACATGGAACTCATGGTTGGCATACTCATGGACATACTTTTACAGGAGCTTATTATCTAGATTTACCAAAAGATTCTCCTTGTACTCAAATAATAGTTCCAGCTAATCAGAATAAACTGATTACTTTAGTTGTTAAAGAAGGGGACATAAGTATTTTTCCTTCTTACACAATTCATCGGTCTCCAATCAATAAAACAAAATATACTAAAACTATCATTTCTTTTAACTTAGAAATAGGTAAACCCACTAAAGAAATATTAAATCAAATAGACAGGCTTTCTAATGAATGAGATGGAGAATGTAATAAAAGACTATTTATGGCTCTTTAAGTTTGAAAACATTAATAACAGAAAACTTTATCAAACGTGTTGTGAAGTGGAAAAAGAATTAAAGAAAAATTTTCCTCCTATTGAAGATAATGAATATGGATGTTTTACCAGCTCCTATCATAGGAAATACAATTTATTTAGTTTTCCATGTATGGAATTACAAAAACTATATACCACTCTTTCTTATTCACTTAATAAAGTAATTGATTTTAAAGAGCAGTACTATTTAAGATGTTGGGTAAACTTATTTCAAAGAGGAAAAAACATTGGTTGGCATAGTCATTGGGAACCAGAGTTTAAAACTTATCATGGTTTTTATTGTGTTAATACGGAAGGTAATAATATTTCCTATACAGACTATAAAATTCCTGGTAAAGATATGTTAAGAATTGAAAGTAAAAATGGCTTATGTGTATTTGGAAAATCTGATGGTGATGAACATAGAAGTTCAGAATGGTTAAATGATGACTATAGAGTTACGATTGCCTTTGATGTTATTCCAGTTCGCATCTTAAGAAGATATGAAAATTTTACACATCAATTTTTACACAACTACATACCATTGTACAAAACATGACATTTGAAAAAGATAAATATTTAATCGTACGCAATGCCATACCACCTGATGTCATTAGATTTGTGTGTAATTATTTTTTATTAAAAAGAGAAGCTTTTGCGACCCTTATAAACCATAGCGTAATAAATGAAAAGGATACTCAATGGGGGTCATGGGGAGACGGTCAAATTTCTGACAGCTATTGTCATTATGGAGACGTGGCTATGGAAACATTATTAGCCTGGGCTCTTCCTACTATGGTAAAAGAAACAGGATTAGATTTAGATCCCACATATTCGTATGCAAGGATTTATAAAAAAGGAGATGTTTTAAAAAGACATAAAGATAGATTTAGTTGTGATGTTTCTGCTACGTTAAATTTAGGATCTGATAAACCATGGCCTATATATTTAGACCCTACTGGTAACTCAAATCAAGAGGGAATTAGAGTAAAGTTAGAACCAGGTGATATGCTTCTATATCGCGGCTGTGATTTAGAACATTGGCGAAAACCTTTTGATGGTGAAGATTGTGTTCAAGTCTTTTTACACTATAATGAAAAGAAACATCTCCCTGAAGGAACAAGATTTGATAGCAGACCTCATTTAGGTTTACCTGATTACATGAGAAAAGATAAAACATGAGCCCCGACTGGCAGTTTTATTATTGGGGGCCTTTGCTTTTTAGAACTACAATAAGTTCCGAAGATATTCTTAAGTTAAAATCAATTTGTCATAAAAAACCAGAAAACGACTTTAGAAAAAAACTGGCTGGGATTCTTAAATATGAATACAAAATAGATAATCTAAAATTTATGAACATAATGGATCCGTATTTTAAAGAGTTTCGTGAGGCCATGATAGACTGGTATGCATGTAAAGCTGTTCCTAAAATAGAAGTTACATCTGTCTGGGTTAATTATATGAAGGCAGGAGAGTTTAATCCTCCCCATGTGCATACTCAATGTGATTTCTCTAGTGTTATTTTTTTAGATATTCCTGAAGAATTAAAAAAAGAAAATAGAGAATATATAGGAACTGCCGCTGGTCCTGGATGTTTACAATTTATGCATGGAGAACCAGTAGAGCATACTATAAATCAAAAAACATTTTTTCCTGAAAAAGGAGACTTGTTTATGTTTCCAGGTACACTAAGACATTTAGTTTGTCCCTTCCAGTCCGACATAGAACGTGTCTCTGTAGCAGCTAATTTTAAAGTTGAGGTTATAGATAAATGATTATAAAAGATAATTTTTTAGTAGCCAGAGTGCACGAGAATTTATTTAAAACTATTACTTCTCCAAACTTCCCATGGTATTACCAGAATTCCATGACGAGGCACCTGAACTACCTAAAAGATCAGCAGGACAACCCTTATTTTTCTCATTTATTTTATAGTGACCATCAGCCATTATCGAATTACTATGAAGACATAGTAACTCCTTTAATAATTACTTTAGGAAACGTAAAATCAATAATGGTTGTGAGAGCTAATTTATATATAAAGAAAGACAGAGTATATAGCTCTCGTTTTCATACAGATGATTGTGAGGGGGTTAATAAATATAATCATAAGACGGCTATTTTCTATGTAAATAGAAACAATGGATATACTAAGTTCGAAGATGGCAAAAAAGTAGAATCTATTCCTAATAGAATGCTTATTTTTGATGCATCTCTGAAGCATTGTGCTGTCACTCAAATGGATGACGATAGACGGATTGTGATTAATATTAATTATATAGAAAAATAATCGTATATTTACACGCTAAAAATAGTCTGTTATAGTAAAGTCTATGCTACA